GTTTCGTCAGGGGCTTACCAGGGTGCATGGCCTTCTCATGCTTGTGAACGGCTTTCTTTGCGTCCATGTTCGACTCCTTACGTCGTTTGGATGGTTACTGTACCAACAGATGTGATTGCCACCAAGTAATTTGGCGTCAGTCCTGCATCATTTGCTCTTGCTCCGCCAACAGGGTTCCAACCCCATTGAATATCCCGTGAGCCACCAGTCGGAAACCCTTGCTCCGGGTTTGCGATATTGATTTCCAAACTGTTCGTTCCGGCAGTCCTGTACGTCGAGTCTCTGCGGGGATTACGAACTGCCTGGGGATCGTCAACCGGATACATGCCCAGTTGCAACTGCGGATGGTCGGGAGACCAGCACTCTGAACAAACCAGAAGGTTGTACCGCTTGGTTTTAACAACCTCTTCTTTAAGTTGCTTCAGTTTAAACTGTTGGCCGCATATATCGCACATGGCAATACTGCGTTTCCCGGATGCAAACCTATTCCCCATGATGCTCCCTCGCCGGTTTGGCTTCGGTCTTCATGCTTGCCCTGATGTTCTGAAGCACTTCGCGCATCTTCAGTCTGGCCTGCATGACATCTTCTGGGATAGGGTTTGAGCGGTTCCCGTACTTCCTGCCGTCTTCGCCTTTGGTTGGGTATGAGACAGCAACATCCACCTGCTCCCGTTTAACGACGCAGTATGGCTGAATTGCCTTCAAGAATGCAATCGCATCATCGTTCTTGACGCTCCAACGGTACTGAACCGCCCATCTGCGGCCCGTTGGCGTCTTGTGCTCATTGGTCACAATCTTGCCGCCAAAACGATCTAGAAACAGTTCCAAGCAAGGCAGACTGGTTTGCGTGACCGTTGCATGGAGAACTGTCCTAAAGCCGTGTTTGCAGGCTTTTTGTTTTGACAACTCCACCAACACGCAGCCCTCTCCATCGAAGAAGCCTGCTGCCCACGCCAGGAAGATTCTGTCTTCCATTACGTGGTCGCTCCGCCGATGAATTGCTGACGCGGCACAAACCGGATTGCAGCCTTCTCCCGATCCTCGTCTGCCGCCAGTTGCCACGCTTCCTCGTACTGAGACTTCAGGATGGGCAGGCGGTCATAGGCATCAGGAATCTTCATGCCCATGTAGTAGGACAAACCTGCAACCATGCAGGGGATGAAGCGGAAAGGCACATCTGCCACGTCCACGCCCTGACCGGCATCCTGTGTCCGGCGCAGTCTCCAGTACACAAGGGTGTAGGTGGTCGAGTTGTCTGGCACCGGCCAGACCGTCACGCAAGGAACCTGCGCCCAATACACCGTGGTTCCCGAGGTATGGATGGCAGGAGTCGTCCCTTGCTGACCACGGAAGCAGTTGTACAGCGTGTTGCCCGTGATGTACCCGTAGACGATGACTTCATTGTCGATCTTGATGAACCCTTGAGCGGGCAGACCGGCGGTCGAAGACAGGGTGATCGTGGTGGCACTTGCCGTGATCGTAGATGGCAGAGTTGCCCCAATCGGGCTGTCCATCCCGTTGTTACGCTGCACCAGAATCTGAATCGGGCGCGAAGTGGTCAACTTGTTCGGGATCGTGGCGTACGTAGAGATACTGATCCGCGTGATGTTCAGGTCGGCCTGATTGCTGCTGCTGTTGGCCTGCGTCCGAATCTGATGCTCAAGCAGGTCCACCGTGTCGTTGGGCAGGGCATAGGTCATCTGGTTGTAGACCAGGGTGATCGTCCCCTGCTCCATCGTCCACATGTTGATGCCACGGTTTGCCCAGTCGGCAAAGAGCAGGTTCAGACTGCGCCGGGCAGTCCGAAGATCGTAGCCCGTGCGAAGTTCTGAGCCACAACGCTCAAAGGCTTCTTCCACGACCTCAGAGAGATCGAGGTTGAATACAGCGGTGCCTGAAGTTGCCATTTAGCGGAACCTTGCAGTTTTCTTGGCTACAGACTTGGGTTGGGCTACGAACTGCTTGCCGGAGGCTTTGCCTGCTCGTTTTGCTCGGGTTGTTGCTGCGTATTCTTGGGGGGAAAGACTTTTGATCGCAGCCTCTGGAAGATACCTTTCACCCGTGTCAGAAGATCGTTTACCACTGCGAGTCCTCCATTTTTGATCACCCCAAGCCTTTAAAGACTGTTGACTTTTTCGTAGTGCCATGTCACAGTCCACCAAAAGGAGCACCAAATGCAAGAGACTTGGGCTGAAGTTCCCGGAACTGAAGGACGATACTCCGTAAGCAATCTTGGAGCCGTCCGCGCCAATTGGTCAGACATCCCTCAGCGGAATCTGACGCATCGTAAACGGATTGAGAAGATGACACAACTTCGGGCGTGGGTCCATACGACTGGCTACATGCGTGTGTCGCTTGGTCGGGGAGTGCATCGGTATGTGCATCGTCTTGTCGCAGAGGCATTTCTGCCAAATCCTGAGTCTTTGCCACAAGTTGATCACATTGATGGCAACCGACACAACAACCAAGTTGACAACTTGCGTTGGGTAACGGCCAAACAGAATTCACATGCGGGCGGAAACCGTCATCAGTGGGAGTCTCAAATAATTGCCAGTGCAAAACGCCGCATTCACGATGCAAGACGGAACGAGTACCAAGCCTTGATTGATCAAGGCTACAGCCTGCGTCAAATTGCAAAACTGTTTGGTACATCACATTCCGCCATCAGTGCCGTGTTTCGACGTTAGTCACGGTATCCGCCGCCCTTAGCCTTGTACTGCTTGGCAAGCAACTGTGCTTTTCTCGCGCTCCATTGCCCCGCCGCAGTACCTTGAACAGCCTGCCCTTTGATCTTCTCAAAAAGCGACTTACGCATCCCAGGCTTGGTGTAGTTGCCTGCCTCGTTGACCTTGGACTTGGCTTCTCCACCCTCGGCGTACTCCGTGAAATCCGTGTTGTCACGGCGCTGCTTGACGACCCCTTTGGGCATCTTGGCGGGGTTGATACAACCCATTCCACGGCTGGCTCTCATACCATCTTCCCGCGAGTCTTGCCCTTCTTGCAGCAGCCGTCAGCCGACTTGGTATACCCACCAGCGGCCATCTTTTTCGGGGAAGGAAGATCGCCGGGCATCAAGTCGCGGGGCAATTTCTCACCCTTGGGCGTCTTGACCTTACCAATCTTCTCTTCGGTGAAGACGTTACGGTCTTCGCGCTCTTGCATCCGCCTCATCTCAGCGGCGGTGGGGGGAACAGTCAGCCCCCGTCCTGCTCCTGCTTCAGCCATGATCAGCACTTCCCGCCATTAGCCATCTTCACTTGCATGCCACGGGTCTTGCCTTTCTTGGCAATGCCGTCTGCCTGCTTGTGACCAGCGGCCAGCCCGCCTGCGGCCATCTTGACTTCCATGCCGCGAGTCTTGCCCTTCTTGGCGATGCCGTCTGCTTGCTTGTGACCGGCAGAAAGCCCACCCATACCCATTTTCTTCATGCCCTTCATTTCGGACCCCTTGTCTGAAAATTTGCGGCCCTTGTCGGCCTTGATGAACTCTTCCCCAACGGATTGGGGCACGCCTGCTTTCTTGGCGAACTTGGGGTTATTGGCCACCGCCGCCATGAACCTGTGCTGCTTCCCGCTTGTGCTTGGCATATCAGTCTTTCAACTCATGCGCTTCTCGATACGCATCCCATTCAGGAGCGTCGGCTGAAGCGTACAGGTACTGAGCAGCAAACTCAAGCAGCATTGGACTGTCTCTGAAATGCCCCAAACCACGATTGCAATGGCTGCACAGTAACCCGCGTACTTTTCCAGTTGCATGGTCGTGATCCACAACCAACTTACCGGATGTTCCGCAAATCACACACTCATGCGTTGTGGCTTTCAGTTCTGCCAAAGCCGCGTCTGAAATTGCATCCCTGTACTTACCGCGACAATTCTCGTTGCGGTACTCAGAACGGCATGCGCGGCACCAACTGTCCAACCCGTTCCGCTTCTTGTTGTGCGGGGGAAAGAACTCTGTGGTGCCGGGCTTACCGGACTTGCAACGAGTACAGGTCAGCAGTTCCATGCTTTCAACGACAAAGCCTTTCTAGTCGGCTTGCCCTTCTCGTCCTTCATTGGCCCTGGCATCCCAGACATTCTGGCGCAGAAGGACCGCCGTCTTCCCGCGTCTTTCTCCGTCTTCGGATGGGGCGCGGGGGGTTTCAACCCCGGCTTCCCTGGATTCGCGGCGTTGTAAGAGGCTCGCCCCTTGGCGTTCAAGCCGCCCTTGGGGTTCTTTCCTTCCGAACGCTGCCATGCCGGGGACTTAGCCATAGAACACCGTAGCAGTGGTGCCGGTGCCGTTGGTTACATAGATGCCGGTCTGAGCAAGGATGCCCTCACCAGGGAACAGCATGTACAACGAACCTGCGGCAGCAGCCGGTGTAAACGAGAACAGCGTGGCCCCACCGTTACCGTCCGTGATCGAGATGTTCCCGGCAGCAGAGGTGTAGGTCAGTGCAAGCGCCTTGATGCGAGCACGAAAGGTCGTAACCTGCGTACTCGCAGCGGCACCGGCTGTGCCCGATTTAACGTCGGTTTGCATCATGGTGATGCGCTCCTATTAAGCGATAACCGCCAGACCAGTCTTGATGTCGATCCAACTGGAGCCCTTGCCAAAGCAAATCGTGCCTGCATTGGTGTTGGCATTGGAGACATAGATCAGACCGCCAACCACAACGGTGGGCAGCGTGGTCGTGGTGTATGCCGGAAGAACGGCCATGCCGGTAACAGAACCGGTGACGTTGCCCGTAACATCGCCAATAAAACCATTGTCAGATGCAACCGGGCCGGAGAATCGAGTTTGAGCCATTAGATGTTTCCTTTCAAATGTGCATACTTGATAGCCAGCCTGCGAACCGAACTCGTATCGGCATCAAGTCGTCTGGCTCTTTCTGCGTATGACAGGTCTGAATTGTCAAGAATGAATTTCAACTTGGCAATAAATTTTGGGTCTGAGTGAAAGCGTGCCATTTGAGCGTCCGATAGCGTCTTTCTGTACCCTGCGCTTTGGTAATCAAACGTCGTTGCTCTGCGCCCAAGTCGAATGCGTTTGCGGGCATCTTCACTATGGGTTTTACCACGCATCGGCGCTTTTGCAAAGTCGGCAATGTTGTAAACAGTTGGCTCTTCAAACCAAGCATCGCCTTGGAGGAACGACTCTTCAAGCATGTCCAACTCAGACAAGTCTTTGCATTCAACCTCAACCGCGCCGTAAAAGGCATCCTGACCATACTTGTTGTAAGCGTTTTGCAAATGCGGGTTGGTGTGCTTGTTCCACCTGAGAAGACGGAAATGCTCCTTCAAACGCTTCTTGACTCTCTGAGACTGGCCCACATAACACTGGCCGGTAATCCGATTGACTATTTTGTAGAGCCCGCAAACATCAATTTTATATGGCATATACAACCCCCGTTGGCGTAGTATATGCCATCTGTGGACAAAGAAAAGGGGGGTGAGCCCTTTCGGAACCCACCCCCAAGGAGTGCCTGCCTAGAGCACTCAAGGAGAAATTAAGCACCCGGCGAACCGAAGATGCCCAGGGGATCAGACACGCCGAACGAATAACGCTCGCGGGCCTTGTAACGGGCATTGCCGGTATCGAAGTCACCGTCCATCGACGTGCTCATGGGAGTACGGATGAAATGCTTCAGACCGTTGGGCACGTCCGTGGTCAGGAACCAAGCGTTCGTGTCGGTCAACCAGTGGTTGATCGTGTAGCCCTCGGGGATCGAACCGTTGTTCTTCAGCGCGTTGATGTCGTTGTCGGCGGTCGCCACGCGGAGTTC